TTGTAGCTCCCCCATTACGGGGGTGCTTGTAGGGTTTCTATCCCAAAAGGGCGAAACCCTGAGCTTCGCTCCATACCGTACTCTCGTTTGCCTAACGGGAATACAGCTGGAGCTTATCCAACCTGCTAAGAATGATATATGTAACCCGGAAGGGTTATATATACGCCAGCGTGACGATCGAGGAATAAAGAGTACACTATCAGATATCCGAATCCGCGTGGAGGCAGCTTGCCAGGCCCTATAACAATAGGACTGGTAAGACTTATGTCTCTTAGGCGGTACGGACAGATATGATAGCGGTACTCGTATCCCTGCATCGTCATTTTCATACCTAGGTACATATAGGGGATTTCTTATTTTAGATAAGAGCCATCTACATGTAGTAGGCAGAAATATACCTGTTCTTGCTGAGAACAAGTTGAGCTGGTTAATCAAAGCAGAGAGAGCTTGAGGAGTATCTAAGCTTTTAGCGTAGACTCCACGGATATTGACTCCATTAAAGAAGTCAACACCACAAGACTCCCGAAAGGGTCCTTTAGCAAAGGACTTTTCAGCATTAACTTTGAAACCGAGGAGCCCGAGAAGACGACAAACGCTACCGTATAGAGATACGGGAACGATAATATCGTCTCCAAAGACCCCAAAGTTACCAAGTTGGCTCGAAGTTGGAAGGTGAAGTTTTTCACCCGCCATCTTAAAGCATGCTGAAACGACACAGCTAAATATGGCAGTCTGGAGAGGGAATGTAAAACCGTTCCCCATCGAGCTAACCATATGAAGCTCTATCTGCTCGCCTGAAGGTAAAGTTGAATATGGTGAACGCAATCTTAATAGAAGTTCATAAACTTCTTTAGGAAGAAATTGTTCACACATTTTCAACGAAATACTATCAGAGGCACTCTCTAGATCTATCGTTGCGATAGAATCATCGAGAGAACCGTTACGAGCATGTTCACGATTCTTATCAGGCTGAGTCTCCACGGATATACCGTGAGTAGACCTAAGCCTGCGTAAGATCATTTGACCTAGCCCGAGCTGATAGAACATATTCAGCACAGGTTCAGTACAAATGACTCGTGAAATGTCCCGATACTTTGGAACAAAGCTAAGACGACTACCTTGCACTATACCGGGTGAACCGTAATGAAGCGATCTGATATTTTCAGCATTGCTCCATTCCGGAAACGCACGAATATAGCGGCTGTACCAAAAGTACAGATTAGCAGATGTACACGTAAGCTTAGAAGAGAAGAGTTTCGTATAAGAATCTCCTCCAACCGAGCCAATTGATGAGCCAGGCCCCAGATACCCGTCTTTAAGGATATCGAAGGGGTGGTCCACCAATGCGTAACCCCTAGGGTGAAAGAAATTATCAAGTTCCCTTTTAAAGGTACCCAATAGTTCATCATCCCAGGAGCTACTAGACGTGTTAACCCAGTCCTTGCACGCATTGTTGCATGCAAGGAACTTTGTCAAAGCGGCAGCATCAGCACTCACGGTGTTTTTATACCTGAATTTCTTCAGGATTGAACGCCGGATGCTGAATGCAGCTGCCTCAGCAACTGAGTTATCAGGATAAGAGTTAAGGCTATCAAAATAGCCTTGCTCTTCAAGATCTGCAACAAGGTGCTCATAAAGAGCTTGGGAAATAGTATCCACAAGATCCTCCAAGTAATCCAACGCAAGCTAGAGATGCAGCCGGTCTAAATATCGCCTCTTTTGAAGAGGACGATAAGAACTAGACCGATTAACATAACTAGCTGCTGAAATGGTGTTAAATTAGTAATGTCCGGGATCATAAATCCCTCACAAAGCTATTAGATAACGCCGTTCACAGCAGTGTCACCGATACCTTGGCTCTGTTGAGACAGAGCCCCGATAGCGGCGCACACAAGCGCACGGAGATTTGCGGAATCAAAAGCGTCCGACCCGGCAGGAACATCCATAGTGAAACGGATGACAGCTACCAGGGGGGCGTTATTGGCCGCAAAGTTCACACCCTTACGGATGAGAACACCGTATGTGTTTTTAGGCACATTGGAGAACTTTCCGGTTACCGCATTAGGCGAAGGAAGAGTTTTTGGACTCTTCGGCCGCGTGACGGTAATCGTGAAAGGATCACTCACCGCGTGAGTACGAACAGATGTTTGCGTTCCGCCAAGTGCGGAAACGATCCACTGGTTCGCATTCACATCCGGACCTTTATCTGCAACCAGAGTATAGGTCGGAGTGGTGAACTGGGACATCGTAGACCCAGTTATAGGGGACGTAACAGAGATAGTCATAAAATCCCTACGGAGTTGAGGTTAAGAACGACGGTACACAAATAACTGAGCGGCAAGGGCTGAAAGATTCAGCCATTTTTTATCAATACCTGGAACCTTAAGCGTCAAGGATGGCGCATTAAGATCACCAGGGTTGAGACCCCGCCTAGTTATTAAATGTGTAGCCACTTTAATGGAACCAATATTAGCTGACCAAGACCAATCGGCTGTAAGTGAGTTATTAGGTCCAACTGCAGGTCCATCCTGATCTACAAATTCTGTAGTAGAATCGACTGCAGTCCTAGCAACCCACGCTATATCCGAGTTTGGAAAGCTCATGGCGTCGATTACGTCTCCAAGATTGGAGAAATAATCTGCTACAAAAGAGTAAGGAATAACATTATAGATGGTAGGGACGAAGTTGCTCAAGTTAAGCCCGAGACCCTGAACGCCAGCGAGGATATTATCCAAGCCGTCGCCAGAGACCTGAGTTTTAACAGCACCGTAGTACTTAACATCTATTTTCTTTTCCTGTCTCCGCTTGTAGTAAATCGTGATAGGTGCAAATTGACCACTGTCAACGAAGGTTCGGTTATAGCCATTGGAAGTAGAATTCCCAGTCGCATAGATCCGTTTAACGGACTTACGAAAAGGTATCTGCGCCAAAGCTTTAGCGGACGATTCAATGTCAGAGACAAGAGGCACCCAATGGAATCGCGATTCAAGCCATGAATTCGTTACCATGCTTCCAACTAACTGATCTCTGTTGTGGTAATGACGCGTACCAGCAATTCTTTTTGCTGTTCCTACATCATTACGACGAAGAGCTCTATCTATAGCAGTCCGCTTTTTCGAAAGAGAGCGGATATGCGAAGAAAAGAATTTTGTTAGTGCTTCAGCAGGGCGACGAATACCGTGGATAGTTTGATTGATCTCAGCGATAAACGTGCCACCCTGTTCTTGGGTTTGCGCGCTTCTCGCATGAGAATAAAAACTAGCCAAGGCTTGGTTGTCTGCATCTTCAAGAACCGCATTCGGAGCAGGATCTGCTCCGTAGCCAATAAAGCTACCTGTCCACTGCTTATCAATCCCGCCAGTGAAGTCGCCACGATGATGAGTTCCATCACCATTGTCGATATCAGCGAAATTACGATTTGTATAGTATACAAATCCGGGATGATAGTCAACGTCTACTTTGTAAGCGTCCATGTAAGTTGTTGCACCTTCGACACGCTTGATTATAGCTTTCCAGTTCCGAGGAGTAATATCCTTAGTTACAGAATAGGACTTATCAATCTGTCCTGTAGCTGTAAAATAGGTCTTATTCCCGGAAAGGAGATCCGTAGTCACGAGGTCATAGTGTACTAACTGAACATCGGGCGTAAACTTAAAGACGAGTGGCATATGCAAGTTCTCCTGAGGATAGACACACCTCAAGTAAAGACCAAAGCTCAGGGTTACGAAGCCTGAGGATCTTCACAAGGTTGTTTAACTGAATCGGTAAAGTATTCTTCCTGATTAACAGATAAATGAGACATTAGGATTTCCTCTACTTCTGTAGAGAATCCAGACGCATCATTAAAAGTTGAAAAAGAAGAATTGAGCCTTCTAGCAATTTCGAAACCTAGAAAACACATAGCGCTACGAAGCGCTACTGCCTCTAGGTCAGTGATCGCTAATCGGATCATATTATCGATAGAAACAACCATCTCAGACAGATCGAAATCAGAAGCGCTGTGTAAACACAGTACATCCGGTTTCGAAAGGGAAACCGTATGTATAAAGGATAGATTTCTATTCAATGTCATACGCAAATCCCTCGTCTTTGATTAATGTGAAGAAAGGAAGAGACCTAAGAAGAGTCTACCAACCTAAACGGGTGCACCGGAGTTATGAACCGGCGGTCCGCATGGTTGTGGCAATTACTTGCCTAAGAGGGCTCGAAAGAG